AAGCCCCATAAAGCAGGTTGCCGAATTCAGGCAGGAAAAGGTTGATCAATGGCGATCCGCAAAGGGCAAGGGGTATGTGGGAATACCGTCAAGCCTATCAGAGATTAACCGATACCTTGGCGGGTATCGTCCCGGCGTCATGTGCGTTTTAGGTGGGTATCGAGGGCAGGGTAAGTCAACACTAGCCCGCCAAGAGGCGTTAGGGCTGGCTCGCAAGGGTTACAAGGTGTTGCTGTGTTCAATGGAGGATCCGGGCGACATCGCAGCGGCCGGCATCGCTGGCAACTATGCAGGCCGGTCAGTTTTCCACCTTGATACAGGCATGGCGCAAGATTCAGACGTGAATCAGATTGACGCTGAATGGGCGGACCTTTCAACCATCCCGCTATTTATCGCATCGGGGGCCATGCGGATAGAGGATATTGAGACGGCGGCGATGCTACAAAAGGCGCGGCATGGGTTGGACTTCATCATCATTGATCACATTCAATTCATCACTCCGTACAAGATGCAAGGCGTTGACCGTAACGGGACAGTGGCGACGTACAGCCAGCGCATTGTTGCGTTGCTTACAAAGCATGCCGTGCCGGGGTTGATCCTGTCGCAGTTATCAAGGGACAGTGAGAAAGAGAACCGCAAGCCAAGGCTGTCAGACTTGCGTGATTCAGGGTGTATCGAACAAGACGCAAGGCAAGTCATGCTGTTGTATTGGGACTCACGGGATGATATGCACAGGGTAGAGATTGCGAAGAACAACTTTGGGGTGAGTGATAAGCGGTTCATTGTCAAGCGGCTGGATGGCAAGCAACGGTTCGATTTGATTAGGGAGGAAATATGACGAAGGAAGAGCGCGTTGTGATGTATAAGCGGCTGGCAGACCAGCATGGGATTGATGCGGTGCTTGGGTTTCTGGTGGACGTGATTGATGGGGAGAGGCATAGAAGTGACTCAGAGCGAAGCGGTAATAGGCGCGTTAATACGCCGGATTTTGTGAAGGTGTCAAGTCTGATGTGTGTCAAAGCGTTAATGTGCCTGAGTGTGTCAGGTGTATCATGCAAGGGGGCGTCAAGGTACTCCCATCGAGTCCGATTGTTATACCTCAGTGAACGACCCTCGTAAAAATTGTCTTGATAACGTTCTAGCGGCAAGCACTTATGAAACCAAGCAAGGTTGATTACAAAAAAACAGCGGCAAGGGTGAAGAAATGCCGCGCCAAAAAGCGCATTCTTTCATCCCGTCAAGCCTCCGTTTCCAAGCGTGCCGGCAAGACGTTCACCACCCCAGCCGATGACGACGCTGAAGGCTGGCTACTGACCTACCTCCCCGCCGCCTTCCCTCTTCCATTCGGCCAGGTGCATCGTGACATCATGGCAGAGTTTGACCGAGCATTGATTACAGGCGACAGCGCGGCCATTGCCGGCCCGCGTGGTACAGGCAAAAGCACTCTGGTAAACGGGTTGGCCCTCCGTGCCTTGTTGAAAGGCTTGACGCCGTTCCCGTGCGTAATCCCATGGGATGACCGCGCTAAGAGGCGGGCGTTACGTTTCTGGGCGTCTGAACTATGTTTCAACGTCCGCCTGCACCGCGACTACCCAAAACAGACAGAGCCTTTCCGCGTGTCTCGCGGTGCCGCTAACCGGCTATCAGCGCTAATGTCTGCCGATGGTGAGGCTACCGGGGCGCGGCTTGGAATCACAGAAGGCGTGATCGTGTTGCCTGATGGACTCGGGGCAATCGGATCCGCAACGATCAACGGCAACCCGCGTGGCCTAAATTACGCTTCGATTGATGGGCGCGTTATCCGGCCATCCCTCGCAATCGTAGACGATCCGCAGGACCGCAAGACGGCCAAAAGCAGGGCGCGGGTGCTTGACACGATTGAGCGCATCGATGCAGACGTTGCGGGCATGGCTGGCCCTGACACCCGCATGCCCATCATCATGCCGTGTACCGTCATCGAGCGTGACGACGTGGCAGAGCATTACCTGACGCATCCTGACTGGCGGGCGGTGCGCGTTGCTCAGGTGGTATCATGGCCGCACGGGTGGGAAAAGAAAGACAGCCAAGCGCTGGTGTTGTGGAATGAGTGGAACGATCTCAGGTTGAATGGAGACAACGCCGCGGCCGCGGTGGCGTTCTATGCGGCTCACCGCGGTGAGATGACCGCGGGAATGGTGGTATCATGGGAGGCCCGTTTCGACGCCAAGCGCGGGCAACCCGACGCCTACTATTCCGCCATGCTCGATTGGTTTGTGATGGGTGAAGACGCTTTCATGGCGGAGCGGCAGAATGCACCCGTTAAGCGCGGCGCAACCGTCTACACCCTCACGCCTGATATCATTTGTTCCCGCGTTGCCGATCGTGCGCCGGGCGCTGTCCCTGAATGGTCCCGCTTGCGTGTCGCCGCAACCGATATCAACTGGAGTTATGGACTGACATGGGGGATAGCCGGATTCGGGGCAGACCAGACGGCTGGCGTGATCGGGTATGACGTCCATGAAATGAGCGTGCCGGCCGGAGCAACTGAGGCAGAGATAGCGCGGGCGGTCTATGAGGCGTTGACCTTGCATGGACGAAAGCTGGCATCACTCGCATGCAAGCCGGAACTTTGGATCATCGACGCCAGCGGTACGCCGTTCGATGTGGTATTGCGGTTTTGCTCTGAGTCAATCCGGTTGTGCGGCATACAGGCCATCGGAGCAACAGGGCGCGGCTGGAAACATTACCGGCCATACGGTAAGTCGGTGCTTGGCAAACCCCGCGAGCAATGCCATTTGACGGCAGACCTAAAGGGCCGCAAGTGGATATCGTGGCACGCTGACTACTGGAAAGAGCAGGCACAAAAGGCATGGACCGGCTCAGTCGGAGCACCCGGATCTTGCTCGCTACCGGCTGGACATCATCACGAATTCGCAGAGCAGATATGCCGCGAGCAGTTAGCGGGCAAGGACATGGTGGGGCCGCAAATGGTTTGGAACTGGCACACGCAACCGGGGCGGCACGACTTCGGGGACGTAATGGCGATGTGCTACATGGGCGCGGCGTGGGGCGGGATAGGGACGCAGGGGACAAGCCCGCAAAAGGAAGTCACAAAGGCAAGGGTATTCATTTCGAGGCCTAGTCAAAACCATAGGAGATAGAACAGTATGAGCCGATACAAGACCAGAGATCCGAAACCGCAAACACGCGACCCGATTCGCGAGCCATCCGCACCACCACCATTGAATCACGCTTTGACGATTGAAGTACAGTCAATCAAGTGTTCAAGGTGCGGTGGAGGCGCATTCAACAACTGCAACGCCACACGGCCAAACAAAACGGCTGACAAAATGACTCGCAAGAAACAGTGCATGCGGTGTGGTCAGTGGTATGTATTTCAGAGTCAGCCGACCATCCAAGAGCGTGCAAAGTATTGGCAGTAGTTTTGTCCTAATTTCGTACAAGCGCCTATTGACTGAATCCGCAAAGTTATACTAGCGTTCAGTCATGCCGATCAATCATGGATATTTGCCGGATAGAATAGTCGCCGGGGAGACGATCTGGTTAGCCGCAGCGAACACCGCGCAATCACAATCCGACATCATCATTGATGGATTCACCCCAGCAGCGGGTTACACGCTCGCTTACCAGTTCGCCGCCGCAACACCCGTCAGCGTTTCCGCCGTTGCTAATGGCGCTAATACCGGGTGGACTCTTGAACTAACCGGCGCTCAGACGCTTTTGTGGACACCCGGCAAAATGTACTTCGCCGGGATTGTCTCGCTTGTTGACGCTGGCCCGCCTCAAGTTACGCGCACTTTTGCAGTAGACCAAGGCGCGATCACGGTTGACGCCTCCCCGATGCGCGTTTCTTCGTGGGTTGCGGTACTCGCTTCTATTGACGCGGCCATTGCAGCCTATGCCGCAAACCCTAACGGCTCGCTCTCGATTGAAGGCATGAGCGTCACTTATCGAAGCCTGTCGCAACTCACCGACTTGCGGGACTATGCGACATACAGGCTACAGCAGGACAGCGCGAAACGACCACGCCGCATAATCAGAACGGAGTTTACCACGATATGAAATGGCCGTGGGCAAAACAACAAGGGCGGCGGATGGGTCAAATCTCCGTGCGTGGATTCGCGGCGGCTCAGGTTGACCGTCTATTGTCTGGCTGGAAGTATGACGGCGGCTTTACCCCGTCTGAGGTATCATCGCACCTTGAAACGATTCGAGCGCGGTCTCGTCAAATGGCGAAGGACTCCCCACATTACAAGCGATACCTAGGCTTGATTGCAACCAATATCGTCGGGGAGGGATTCGCCTTGAAGTCTACCCCGCACGATGGTCAGCTTGGCGAGCGCAGGCTTGATGAAGTCGCCGCGAAGATCATTGAATATCACTGGTGGCGCTTTTGTAATTACCGTGATCCAGTAACACATCAGACGTGGTTTGACGCAACAGGCAGAAAGACCGCCTCAGAAATGGACCGGATGAACGCGAAGACATGGGCGCGGGACGGTGAGTATTTCATCAGGATTCAACGCACGCAACGCAACCCCTACGGCATCACATTCCGCGTGTTACGCCCCGATTGGTGCGACCACTCATACAACTCTGCCGACACCGGGCGAGGGACGCTGATTCATTGCGGCGTTGAAATGGAAATTGAATCTCGGAAGCCGGTTGCATACTGGTTTTGCACGGTCCCTCAAAACGCATACGCATACAATGGACGCGGTTCGCCACTGGTAAGCATTCCGGCCTCTGAGATTATTCATGGGTTCACGCAAGAGGATGAAGACCAGCCGCGCGGAATCCCTTGGGCGCATGCGGTTTTGCGCAAGCTGAAAATGGTTGATGAGTTGGACATTGCAGAGCTAACGGCGGCACGCGATGAGGCTTGCACGGTGCATGAATACTACGCGCCAAAGGGAGATGAAGAGGCCATTGCCGACTTGACAAAAGAAGAGAACGCCGATGTTGCACGCGCCTTGACTCAGGAAAAGGAACCTGGTCAAAGCGAGATCCTCCCGCTTGGATGGAAGAAAGAGACGCACACCCCGCAACACCCTAACGGGAACCATGGCGCGTTCAAGGATGGGATGCTCAAAGACGTGGCAGGCGGGTTTGAAGTTGAATACTCCAATTTTGCCAACAACTGGGCGGGCGTCTCTTTTTCATCCGTGCGGTCTGGAACGATCAGCGAACGGGATACATACATCGTTAAACAGAATGACATGATCAGTCAGAGCAAAAGCCCTGAATATCTGGCATGGATTTCGTCTTTTCTGTCGCTTTCCGTTTCGGGAAACCTACCCGCCGCCAAGTTGGATAAGTTCGCTGAACATGAGTTTCGTGGCAGGCGTTGGATGTGGGTTGATCCGATGCGCGACATGAAGGCCGCAGAGGTTGCTGTTGCTCATGGATGGAAAACCAATACCCAGGTTGCGGCGGATATTGGGCAGGACTTTGACGACAACCAGGAAGAGTTGAAGCGCGAACAGGTGACGATTGCCGGCGATAACAAGGACTCTGTCCCGGCTCTGAATGGTGCGCAGATTACCGCCGCGCTTGAAATCATGCAGCAGTACGCAATTGGGGCAATTGGCAAAGAGGCGTCTGTTGCGCTTCTCACGGCGGCGGGCGTGCCGTCTGATGCCGCGCAGAATATGGTCAACAAGCAGAAAGTGGAGAAGCCGAATGAAACATAGAAAGCATGAGATGAAAGACAGTGATCCGAAACTTGCGATGCGGGCTGGCGTTATCGAAGTGCGGGCCGCTGAAGGTGACGTTCCCGCCTCCGTGCGCATGAGCGTATCAAGTGAGGAGCCGGTCCTAACCTACGGCTATTTTAACGATCAGTACCAGCGTATTTATGAGATCCTTGACCATGGCGAAGGCTCAATCAACATGAGCCGGTGCAAGGACGGGCTGGTCATTCTTGATCGTCATTACGGCGATCAGATTGGATTAATGACTGTTGATACGAAGGATCGGAAGCTCGGCGGAGTAGTCGAGTTTTGCACGGGGAACCGTGCGCAGGAAATCGGCAAGGACGCGGCGAAAGGGCTGCGGCGCAATGTCAGTGTTGGCTACACGGTTGCCGCCGAAAGCTATCGTCTCGAAGGCGACAAGGACGGACTCCCGGTGGTACGGGCTATGTCATGGATGCCTTATGAGGCGAGCTTTGAGCCGGTCCCGGCTGATACGTCTGTCGGTGTTGGTCGAACGAACGAATGGAAACCCACGGCGGAAGTACCCGCCACACGGAAAGAGAAAAATAAGATGGACCCGAAAGAGTTGGCGAAGTTGTTTGAACGTGCGGCGTCGAACGGTATCGAAGCCGCCAAGGTGCTGGAACTCGTCGAAGCTGGCAAGGGCCGCGCCGAGTTGGACGCGCTGATTGTCGAGAAGCAGCGCGTGGAAATCAAGGAACTGAAAGAGCGCAAGCCGGATGTGCCTATCGTTGACGGCAAAGCGGTTATCGTCGGCAAGGGCGAGCTTGGGCTGTCTGAAAAAGAAACCCGGCGCTATTCCATGCTCCGCGTGATTCAGGCGCAGTTGGGCGGAAAGGCTGATATCGGTTTTGAGCGCGAATGCTCGGAAGCCGTGGCCAAGCAGTTGGGCCGCACGGCTCGCGGGTTTTTCGTCCCGTGGGATGTGATGGTCCAGAAGCGCGACATGCAGATTGTCAGCGCTGGCACCGGGTCCAACTTTGTGGCTACCAATCTTCTGGTTGGCAGCTTCATCGAAGCGATCCGCGCCAGGTCGATTCTGCCGCGCTTGGGTGTCCCCGTGATCAGCGGTCTGGTCGGTGATATCGCCATCCCCAAGATGAGCGCCATCACTGGCTACTGGATTGCTGAGACTGCCGAACCCACGGAGTCCACGCCGGTTATGTCGCAAGTCACTGGCACCCCTCGCACGGTTGCGGGAACGATTGACTATTCGCGCAAGCTGGCGATGCAGTCCTCCCTTGACGTGGAAATGCTGATTCAGAACGATCTCGCCAAGGCGCTGGCTCAGACCATCGACAAGGCGGGATTCAATGGCGCTGGAACCAGCGAGCCTACCGGCTTGCTCACTGGCCCCATCAGCACCGATTGTTCCGTAACGGCTGGCACTCCTACCTTTGCCGAGATTGCCAACATCATGGCGACGGTCGAAGACAAGATCGACGACATCGAGAACGGCAAGTGGGCTGTTACCGGCGAAGTGTTCTGGAAGCTGGCAACCACGGCGACAAGCGCCGGGTCGTCCGTCTTTGTGGCCGATTACAACACGAGCCGAATCCTCGGGGCGATGGCTCTACGGTCCGGTAATGTGACGGCCAATTACGGCGTCTTTGGCGATTGGACGCAGATGGTCATGGGCATGTGGGGCAATGGCCTCGACCTGCGGGTGGATCCGTATTCCGGTAGCAAGAGCGGTCTTGTTTCGGTGACCGGGTTTATGGATGTGGATGTGATGGTGCGTAACGCGGAAGGTTTCGCGCACGCCGATATCACGACCTAAACCTAGTAGCAAAACCATAGCGCGGGCTGGATGATACCGGCCCGCGTTTCAGAAAGGGAAGAAATGAAAACGCTCGCTATGTTTATCGCGTTGCTTGTCGCGGTGTGTTCCGTGCCTGCTATCGCCGGCCTTGATGCCTATGATTCGGTAACGGTTAAGGTGTTGACTCAGCCGTTGCCCGTGGATTGCGTAGCGGTAACGAATACCGCTGTTGACATTGCTGCGGCCAAAGGGACTGCGAATCTGGTTGTTTCGCTTTCTCCTGGCTACACCAATGCCGCCGTATACACGAACAAGGTCGTGTTTCAAACCAGCACGGCAAGCGCTGGAACCTATACAACTGTGACGTCGGCAACGACCGTCGCGGTTGCGGGGACCGGCGTTGTGTCCAGCATCAAGGTTGATACCGGATCACTGTCGCGATACGTCCGCACGATTATATCGACGGCAGGCGACAAAGGGACCGCGTCGGCAGTTCTGATCTATCCGAAATGATTCTCGCACCCCGCCCCGCGCCGGTTCTCTCCTTACGGCGCGGGGCACCTATCAAATGAACGCGGCGGCAACAGTGGCAATGTTTGAAGTGATGAAGGCAACCTTCACGGATGCCGTCGTTACCGTTGCCGTCAAATTTGATGACAACCTGACCATCACGACCACCGGCCTACGGAGCAGCAAGACCATCGCCAGGGCAATCAGCAGGGCGGGCCTATCTGACAATGTAGACCTTGGCGTATGGGTACCGACCTCCGCATTCACCGCCGTACAGATTGACCTCCTACGGGGTAAGCAGGCCACTATCACGCACAACGGGACGGCGATAGTCCAACGGATCGTGACAACCCGCGAGCATGCGCTAGGCGGGCTGGTCATGCTGTCAATCGGGGAATATGATCGGGTGACGATGTGATTGAAGTTGACATAGTTGTACCGGCTGGCGACGTTGCGGCATTGCAGGAAACTCTGCAAAAGTACGCCGCATGGTTTTCAAAGGGGCCAAAAGAGGCGATCAAGAAAGCGTGCGTGTACATCGTGCGGTCATTGTCTGCCAGCACGAAGATCAGCGCAAAGACCCGCCGCGTGGTCAGCAATCCGCAATACGCCAAGGCCGGCAGCAAGCGGGCGCGTCAGTTGATGCACATTGCCGAATGGAACAAGGATCACGGCAAGCCTTACCGTATGCCGAA